TATGAACAAGCCTTAATTGCATCTACTAAAACAGGACATTCACCTAGAAATATTTGTAATTTAGGGATGTTAGTCTCTGGTTCCTGTGGATTAAATGAATTCATATAAGCCTTATACTCATCTAATCCTCTATTTCTGTGAATCCAGAGCGCGTATTCTTCATTATATGAGCCAATTTCAGACTGATTAATTAATTTAGGTGTCCATCTGAGATATTCATGGATTAATAACTTACCCGCAATTCGACTACCAGGATTATTATTTGATAATTCAATAGATTGACCTAATTCTGCCTCAATCTGTTGTTGAATAGTATGTTCCTGACCTCTATCTTGAGATGCGGACTTACAGAATCTAATTAATCTAGGAGATTCTTTATCTATATATAACTTAACATGTGGTGCCCAGTCAGCTATTTTAGTTTTAATCCAATATTGTTCTCGATAGATATAAACTCGTCCATTAGGACTAATAGCTGCATAACCAATCCAAGTCATTGCCGCAAATCCCCAATCACCTACGATAATTTTAGGCCACCATTGAGGAATATCAAATGAAGGAATTACATGAATTGCATTCTCAGGCTCATCTTCAAATTTTCTATCTCTAAATTCATCAAATACTTGACCCTGATAAGCATCCCAATCACCTAATAATTTAGCTTTACGCTCAGCCTCAATTGTTATACCTTGTAGAGACTGTTTATAGGTTGGATCAATATATGCGTTATCTTCTAAGGTCGCGTGTATGTAGATTCGTTTATTTCCACCCTTACCAATAATTATCTTACCACCTGCTGGACATGGTTTAATAAATCTCTTATATGTCCATGTATGTCCTATGCCACCAGGCATTCCTGCGGCTCTAGTTATACTAGGTAAACCAGAATCTAATGGAGAACGATTACGCTGAAATGTGATATATGTGTATATCCATTCAGTCATTGATGTTAACTCATCAGGTGTGAACAAAGTAATCTGCATAGTATCATACTTATGCACATCATCTTCATTCTCACAATGACCTAAGAATATCATTGCACCATCATTAGACATTCCTGAACCATATTGATCGAGTCGAGGGAATGTCCAACACATTTCAGTCTTATTTAATGTCGCTCCAAACTTTCTGTATAGTTCTCTAGAACGTGGAATTATTTCATTACGTAATTCTGGATAAGTGCGTCGCATGAAAACTTGCTTAAATTTAGAATTCTCATGATATCGATGCACTATTCCATATAATAATAAGACATCAGATTTACCTGAACCTGCTCCACCACCATAAAATGCTTCTTTAATAGTTGTGGGAATAGACAGAAATAATGCCTGTTTAGGATTAGGTCTCCATTCATTTATGTTATATTCAGGGGGAATAGTCATGATTGAGTGCGTGTAATAATTTAATTAAAGATACGCACTTAGTTACATCATAGAATTATTTCTATTCATATTCCTATTCTGCATCATCTGTTGTAACATCTGTCTATAATTAACAGGTGATGGTCCAATATTAGGTCTATTCATTCCACCTGGTTGACCAAATTGACTCATAGGCTGCGCCATAGGCTCATTTAATTCTGGCCTCATTTGTTCAGGTTGAACTGGTTGATTAACCTGACTCATATCTTGCATAGGTTCAGATGATTGAGCCATTGGAGGTAAATTAGGTGACATGTTAGCTTGAGGAGAATTAGGAATGGGAGGTTTAACTACATTAGGTGATGGACCTAATCCCATCTTACCTATTTGATTACCCATTTGATTCATCATCCCACCCATACCTGGTGGAATCATTTTATTAGTAGGAGCAGCCTTTAATGCCAATTTACCAATTTTATTCATTCCTGGTAATGACATGGGAGACTTACTCATCATAGATTTCATTCCACCTAATAATCCCATTTACTTTCTCCAATTACCAGATGCTGTAATAGTTGTATTATAATCTGATGACGTAGCTTCTCTAAATAGAGTTCCATTTACAAATATTTGTGCAGATAAAAATGGATAATTTGCACCTGTAGTAAATAGAATTGGAGTTACCTCTAATGAGAGAAATATCGCCGATCTATCAGTATCTAATGAGATAAAATATGGTAATGTCGTAACTACTTGAGTTAATCCGTCTATAGGATTAGAGAATCTTAATTTAACTTGAGCAGCATTTCCATTAACTCTAAAATCTATTCTACTTAAATTAGTTTGATTAGTCTGAGTTATATTGGAAGGTTGATTAGGAATGTTAACTATTGTATCGCCACACGCACTCGTCATTATGAGACTCATAACGAGAATGAAGTATTTCATATAAATTTAATCTCTCTTTAATGTAATTGTTGTAGGACCAGCAGTAGTTCTAATGAATGTACCTGATATTGATGCAGAACCATTAGTTAGTGTAAGAGTAGATTTAGTTGCGAATGTAGAGATATTTGATTGTTCTAATGCGGGCGCAGCATCACCTGAATATATAGTAGTTTTAACTGCGGGAAGTGCGTATGCCACATTAGTTAATAGAATATAAGTTGGACCACATGAGAGTAGATCAGGCATTATTTTTTACTCCCAGTAGATTTAACTGACTCGAATCTAACATGTGAATCTGGCTTAGATTTAGTAACTAATTCAACATCAGTGACTGTAAGATTAACAATGTTCGAGATAAGTGAATTGGAATTAATTACAGCCACTGAATAACTAGTAGGTAAAAGTACACCAGTCAAATCAATAGGAGTCTCTAACTCATTAGCTGAATTAAATTGAGTCAATACTTGATTACCATTGATATAAATGATACAAGTCGAATCGAATTCATTTCCATTTACGATTAAATTAATTAATCCTGCGGGTAATGTAATCGAACTAGGTGATAGATTAGTAATCTCTGGAACTAATACATCAGTACCTCCAGATAGAACTAATAGAATAGCCCTATATGCCTTCTCTGCAAACTTAGAGTCAGATGAACTAATATCTAGAATCTCTCTAATAATATTTAATTGTTCTAATGAAACATTAAGAGATTTAGATTCAAATAGAATTGGACTAAATGGATCATTATGGAATGATGGTAATGATTTAAGCTCGAACATCTGTTAACTCCATATCTAACATGAGACTCATTATTCAGCAGCGTCAATCACATTAATTACATCGAATGATTCTTCTTTTCTAAATGTGGGTGCGAAGATAACGAACTGAGGAGATTTAACTGAACTATTATCATTAGTTACAGAATCAGGTTCTAAATTCTTAATTATGACAGACATATCTTTCGCTATGCCTGATAAATCTCTCGCATCTGCATAATCTAATTTATCTTGAGTAATAGATTCTAATGCAACATTTAGAGTTTTAGATGCGCGCTTAATCGCTCTTTCACGAGATTTATTTATATAAGAGAGAATATCTGATTTAGGCTGGTTATATGAGCTAGTTGAAGTAGAGCCTTTAGCATACGCACTCACAGAACTCTTTGATATACCGAATTCATCTGCGAGTTTAATTGCCTCATCACGACCATTAATTAAGTGCGTGTCTCCAATAATCTTCCTCAATGAATCAGGAACATTATTATCTCCAACTGATCTACCAGGAGGAGTTAACTGACTCACTATAGCTAGTTTATCAGACTTATGAGACTCTTTCTGTGTACCCACAGATAATTCAGATTCAAATTCATCATCCGAAACTAATCCAAGAGACATATTTAACTCGCTATAAAAAATTGATCAGTGAATAAATGAACCAAAAATCGACGCTATCACAACTCACGTCACAAGTCAATGACGAAATGTAGAGATCGAATCGGTCAAATTCCTTAATGATTTCGTCAAATCGACTCGATGAGTCAAAGAGTCGCATGGCATGAATCTGTCCAACTCGTCATGTACATTAGAGTCATATCATCTATTATTCTATGTAACTAAAATATGAGACTCTATATCTATATATTAAGAGAGACTCTATATTTACTATAATAAATATTTATTTTCTCATAAAATAGATTATTTCTACGTCACCCCCTTGACTAACTGTACAGGTTGTGCTAGGACATGGGTATACCGGCATGCCTGGCTAACTGGCTCGCTCCCTCGAAAAAATTTCCAAAAAAGTCAAGCGAAATTTTACCGAGCCCTTTTTTTCCCATCAACTTTTTTTCACTCTCTCGCTCAAATACTCGTTGATTCACGTTGACACGCGCACGCGGATTTCATAGAATCATGTAGTCGTCAATGGTTGATGACGCATTGAGGTAGATGACATATGGAAAACAAGTCAGTTGAGACGAAGGCGGAGAATGCGTGGGGCTACAAGCTCGCAGTTCCAGTGACCTACAAGGTGGATTATTCTGCCTATCAGACCATCGAGGAAGTCAAGGCCGCGAATGACCTGCTGAAAGATGACGAAGTGATTCGCGTACGCAATGCAGAGCGTTTGGCGACGGCTCGTCAAAAGGCACTGGCGGAAGCTCTCAAGGCAGCTAACTACATCAAACCGAATCTTGAGAATGATGAGCAGGTTCAGTTGAAAGAAATGCTCAAGGTTCTCATGAGCGGCAAGAAATACAAGAATGATGAGGCAGGCGCGAAGCTCGTCGCATCACAACAGCTTGGCATTGAGTGGGCGAATGAATCGGGCACGCTCTACCCGAAAGCTGTAGAGGAAGTTGCACAGGCTGATTCGACAGAGCCTGTGAGCGAGACTCCATCGGAACCTGTCAGTGAGACTCCGGCGCAAGTTGAGGAAGTCTCTGGTTCGCGTCGTCGGCGGTAGTTGAATAGATGAGGCTGGATGACTCTACATCATTCGGCCTCATCTACTCTCTCAGGCAAATCATGAAACACACTCTCTACTTCAAAAATGAAGACATGTTCAAGACTGCCCAGTTAATCGCACAGGTTCAGGGTAAGTCACTCTCAGAGATTATAGATACCCTGCTAGACAAATATGTAGCAGAGTATGGCCCAATCTACCTCTGTCCCACCTGCGGTAAGCCACGCAATATCCCACCTGCTAAGTAAGTTTCTCATCTACTCTCACCATCTACCTGACAGCGCGTGCCCGCGCGTTGTTTCCACAACCTGGTTGACTGTACAATCAGTTTGACTGTACAGATTCATATCTATTATCATATATAAACTCATCAACTGTGCAAGTTAATCATCTATTATCATATAGATAAAGATTAACTGTGCATAGATTAATTAGACTCAATTCACAGACACGCACTCATAACATGAGTGTCATAACATGAGTGAGTCTATATTGATTCAATCATAAATCATATAGATAATATGTCATAGTGTTTCATTGACTGTACAGGTAACTGATTCAGTTAAATGACTCCAGGGTATATGTCTGTCTACCTATCCATATCTAGGGTTAATAGGGCACAAAGGGGATAGGGAGATAGGGGGAAAAGAGAAGTAATTAGTTTTTTTTTTTTTTTATTTTTTTCTTTTCTCATCTAACTAATTTTTGGCCTATCTCTATCCCCCATGTAAAAATTACACTTGACGCTCTGGTCCGTTTGCCCGTAAAATCGTCAGGTATGGACAGAGATAGACACATATACCCTCCCTATCCCGCGAGAGTTCACTTTAACAATTAAAAAATTAAATGAAAAAATACAATCACACACATAAATATATAAAAACTCACATACCTGCATTGACTTCAGTTAACTGTGAGCAATGGAAGTGTTCTATATCAGGTTGTGTACACTTCTTACCAACTAATTGTACAGTAGTTGGTAGATTATCCATTTGTCATCAATGTGATGATAAATTTGTAATGACAAATAACCAATTAGAAATGAATGAACCAATCTGTAATGATTGTAAATTCAAATTTATTTGGCGTCCGTAAATTTACACTAGCGCATTCAGTTAAGGAGATAACAATGTCACGCACAGGCTCACAGAAACACACGCACAGATATATGAAATTGTTTCAAACAACTAAACGAGCAGATCCAACATGGAAATGTTCCATACCAGGTTGTACACATTTTTTACCTTATGGACACCCTGTAATAGGTAGAAAATCTATCTGTTACAATTGTGGTGAAGAATTTATCATAGAATCTCAACATATGAAATTCGATATGCCTGAATGTGATAATTGTTATGCTAAAAAACATGGTTTACCAACTGCTGAAGAAATACTTAATGCAGTAGAACCTGAAAAGGCTACACAAATTGAAACAATAGCGGCTGGTAAAAAGGTAACGCGCACTCCTGCTAGACAAGCTAAATATGAGCAAGAGATGCAAGAAATGTATGGACCTAATTGGAGAGTGATGATTGGTGAGACTGAATAACTAACTGATTCATCTAATTAACGCCGGCGCGATGTCTCAAGGAGCCTGACTCGAATCGACTGAACCGGGCTAACCCGTTGATTCTAAAGGGGATGCGCGCCGATTCGATCTGTGATACGATGTCCCTGTGACGTGTTTCGACTGATAGTTACCTAACTCATCTACCTGTCTCACCATGATGAAATTCCGAAAGGACATCACAATGCCTCACTTAGTTAAACCCTCTCAGATTCTCCCCTCTCAGACTCCATTCGCTACATCTTATATTCATAAGATGGAATTTGTCCTACGCACACAGGGACAAGTTAAACCTCTCTCAGTTAGATTCAATTGTACTCTTAAGGATGGTACCGTAATATACGATACTCATCCTGATGACGTGTATGCGCCATACATTGTGTATGCAGCCATAAATTTAGGCTGGGATTCTCTCTATGTGAACATCATTCCTGTCAATGAGCCATATAAAGTTGACAGAGTGATGAACACATACGCGGACGCGAAGAAATATTCAATGGGAGGAGGTAAATAATGAAGCGATTCTACTGTGAAGTTTGCAAGAAGATTAAACATGTCCAGAAATGGCCTGTGGATATCATGAATAAAGAGTCAACTATCCCGGCTAAGCGCGTAGGACAGTGTAATCATCATGTGAATACACATCGATGGAATGAATCGAATAGACAGCTAACTGGAGTAAGATAATGAATTCACTGAATGGAATTAAAACAGATAGTTGTGAATGCTGTGACAAGGTTGATGTCACAGTCTATCTGATGCACGGGAATATTTGGATGTGTGAATCCTGTAGACAGGATGACTATAAAACTGTCGCAGAGCAAGCTGAGAAATCGAGTCAATTAAAGACTCAAATTATCAATAGTCCAGTCAAAGTAGATTATGGTATCAACATGGTATCAGACATCTACAATATGAAGGTAGAATCTGCTATTGATATGCGCGCTCAGATAGACGCAGACGATTCTATCCCCATGAGTGAGAAAGAAGTTATCTTCGCATCTAGGGTCGATGCTAGACGTAGGCATATGCAAGAAGTTATATTCTCTAAAAAGAGAGAACTGCTCGAAGCAGAGAATGAACTACTTGTTATGCAACGTCAGTTACAGGCGTCTGTAGGTAAGTTGAAAGCAGAGAAGAGAGAGGAATATAAG